GCGACAAGATTACCTGCAGTCGCTACTATATCACCAGCGGTAGCTATGATATTTCCTAAGTCAGCTGTAATATTTCCACCCGTCGCCTCAAGGGAGAAGAATACGCCAGCGCCCGTGCCCGCAGATGCCCATGTCGCCACATTGGCTACGATCGATGTTAAAACAAAGTAGGAATTGGTGGCAGTATTTACCCACTGGGTGCCGATTTGCGCCTTATCGTTGGCGGTTGGGTTCCGCTTCGATACGATAGATAATGGCGGTTCCGGGATGAGGGCTTGGGTAAGGCCGTACGACACCTGTTGATATTGTGCTACACTCACGTCTTTCTCCTTAAATAGAGAGATGATAGGTTAGCTCCCAGTAAGATAGAGTCACACGAGTTACACAATGCGATTATTGACAATGTGTACACATGGTGTACAATATTATTAGGTAGTAAAGGAGCTACATGATGAAAAAACGGCTTAATAAGAAGCGCCTTGCGGTAGATTTACCAATAGAAATTCATAATGAGATAAGAGAACAGGCTGAAAAGCGACGCTGCACGATAACGAAATACATCATATGCGTCCTGCGCCGGGTAATCCAGGAAGAGAAGAGATATGAGTGAAATAGAAGAAATGTTTCCGGATTTTGGGAAATATGTCGGCAGGAGCGCACTGTTCTTGGGGGCTATGCTCCTACTTTATATGCTTTCGCACTACTACGTCGACGCATGGATAGTATTCTTCCTCCTAGGGGGTGCGGCACTTCTCGCTTTACTAATAGTCGCCGCATGCATACCGCTCAATAAGTATATTGCTGAGGCCAAGGCCAAGGGGACGATCACCGAGAGAGACGAATTCTGGGGCGTGGTTATCATTATCGCCATACTGCTATTTAGGAGATAGTGTGAGCGACCGAGAAATGGCGCTACTTGCGCTGGGATTCATTATGGGGGCAATTATAGTTAGCCCCTGGGGAATGCTTAGTGGGCCCATAGCATTAGCAGGCTATCTGTTGATAGCTATTCCAGCGGTAGTGATATTAAATCCTCTCACCTGGGTAATACTCTTTTTGGCTTACTGCATCAAGAGAATGTGAGCCTCCTTGAGGCGCTAGGCTTGCTCTCCCATTTTAAACTTCTGTGCTAAGGCATCAAGTTGAGGAGCTATTCGATCTTCCACTAAAGTATCGAGATTGGCCGGCCTTTTCCCGCCATTTTCTTTAATAATCTGGTCCATAGCCTTCTTGCGCAATATCGCTGCCTCATTGAATGAGCGAAGATTTGTAATCACGCGTCGCTTTCCTTCATCAGATTGGGACAGGGTCGGGACGGTAGCTAAAAAGGTCTGAACATCGTAGTTAGTGAGCCTGGAGCCAAAGGTTTCCTTGGCGTCCTTAAGAAAGTCATTGCTGAGCTTCTTAAACTCTTGTGACTGAGGAGATAATAGGGCACTCGCAGCGCCACTCAATCCCTCTCCGATCCCCTTGCCAATTTTAGTGCCCACATAACCGCCCCCACCAGCTCCTAATGCGCCACCTGCTAATCCAAGATAGGCTCCTATAGCCCCACCTACTGCCTCGGAAACCCCAGGTATATTATCAAGAATGCTTACGGAAAGCGCGCTGTTGAGCTTGCCCTCTTTTATAAGCTGCTCCATGCGATCGAGCCGCTTATTATTATTCTGTGCCGCTTTGGCGCCCTTACTAATTTCATCGTATACAGGCTTAGTTTCCTTATCAACGATCTCGCGTTCTTTAGCGCTCAGCTTTTCCTTATGGAGCTGATTAGACTGCTGCATGGCCGCAAGTTTTAATTTATGCTCTGGCGAGATTCGCGATGCCCGAAGCGTCTCAGCGAAGCTCTTTGCGCGCTCAGCCCTCCTAGGGGACTCAATAGGAGATGGCATCTGCGGCGCCTGCGCTCCCTGGGCTGAAAGCTGCTGTCCAAACGCCTCAGGAGTAATCCCCTTGCCCGAGGCGATCAGATTCTGAAGGGCCGACAGCTGGGGATTTTGCTGAGGGGCCGCTTGCTGATAGAACTGTTCCATGCCGGGCTGCTGCTGTTGCTGAGGCTCTCCAGAGAGTGCGGCGAGTGCTTCATTAAGACCCTGGCCTTCTGCCGCGGCGAGATAGTTTTTAACCACGAGCTCTTGGAGTTTTTCAGGGAGACTAGCAATCTGCATTGCATTCTGCTCTGGGATACCCAAGGAAGCCAGTCCCTGAGCGGTCATTTGACGCTGCTGGCGACCAGCGAACTGGTTTAATTTATTCTGGGCTAACACATTAAGACCTGATGATAGCCCAGTACCGAGCAGTGACCCGAAATTTGGATTTTCATTTATTATTTGAGGCATCGTCGCTCCTTATAGCAATCCGAGGTACGATAATCCGGCTAAGCCGCCGAGCTGCCCTAATGCGGGAGCCGCTGACTGGAAGAGACCCGGCTGAGATGGTGAATAGGCAGACTCATGCTGGGGTTGCATACCAAGACTCAAAAGAAGCTGTAATAGCTGGGTATTCTGTCCCTGCTGGGCAAGCCCAAATTTTGACTGGAGAGCGCCGAGCCCTTCTTCGAGACCTGCGCCAGCGCGACCAAGGGCCGATTGGAAGGCGCTTGATCTCTGGCCACCACCCATCGCCGTAAATCGTTCCGCAAGGCCTGGAAATGGTCTTGTCTGAAACTGCGTGCGAGCCTGCTGGGCTATGGGGCCGAAGTCGAATGACCCCGGCGCCTTCCCACCCTGCAAGAGGGAGAGAGCCTGCATGATAGATTGATTCTGCAATCCCTGCTGTTCCTGACCAAAGCGCGGGAAGAGTAATGTTTTGGGATCGTAGCCCGTGAGGAAGTTCCCACCGCCGCCATATGTCTTGGCACCAGGAGCCTGATTCTCTGGCTGGCTTGAGGTTCCACGACCCCCTAAATAACCTGCTAATGCACCACCCGCTGCTCCAAGGGCTAACGGTATTAATGGAAATGGCATATGCTTCCTTTCCTAAAGTTTTCATTCCAGTCCCACATCATAATTACGTCACACCGGTTTTACAATAACTACTGCCTGATATACTCCAGGATCACATAACACACATCAAAATTGGTCCTATTTGAGCCAGTCACTATGTTCACATTAACCGCATCAACGTAGAGCTCTATATTATTGGCCAGGACGGGCGATGCATAGGGGATGGGTATATACGTATGTCCAACCGTGTCTGATGCAGTAGCGTAGATCCTGGTGAACGTGTAGTCATTATTGACCGGAATGCCATGGGGAACTGAAGTGATCCCAGTGTTGGGTAGGCCGCCGAAGTTGATTACCTTCCTGAGCACCTGTCTAAAGACGGGGGCGGAGGTGGTCTGGGAATCTAAAAGAGGGTTGGGGAAGAAGAGCTGTCCGTTGACGAACTCAGAGGTATTATAATATCCCGCGTCACGTAAATTCAAGGATATCGCGATATTATTTATATTCTGGTACAAACGAACGAGAAGCTCTTTAAATTCAGGGCTTTTTACATCGACCTGGTATAACTCGGCGACGTCCCAGACGTTCGTCGTTGGGACAAATGCACCGTAACTATTGGGATTCGCCATTATTGTAACCTCGTGCTTACGGCCATGGTATGGAGAACTAGTCCTTCAAGCTCGAAATCGGCGAATGCTATCTCGGGATTCGAGATCTGCGCGTCGCTGAAGAAGAACTGAAGCTGAATACAATCGCCTTCTGTCTGGAAATAGACGGGATGCCAGAGCTTTTCCTGGTAGGCCTCTAGGGGATAAAATACGGGGTCATACGGAAATGTCTCAAGGACCCCAGTCCCCATAAGGGTTCCCGTCTGCCGCCCAGCATTGAGCATGGGCACATAAGAGGATGAGGGATAATAATCTACGGTGATTTCTCCAGTCGGAGTCTTCTGAACGCCGAAATCTATCTTCGCAAGGTAGACGTTCATGCCTTTTTTATCGTACGGGTTCCACTGCTTAGACTGTATGGTGATATTGGAGACACGGGTGATATAGCCACCTCCCGTATAGGTTCCCGTAAAGGACGAGGGGACGAACGCCGATCTTACTACTACATGGTTGATATCGGGGACGCTTACCACATTCCAGATGATACCGTTAACGCCCGTTACGCCTTGCGCGCCTTCGATCATGACATAATCATCTATATTGAGCGTGTGGTCGATGATCGTGAGGATAATGCCGCCGGCCGAATTCGCCATATCGGTGAGCTGCATGGCGCGGGCGTTGCGGCCATAGTCGGCATCGATGATAAAGACGAAGCCTTCCTGGTTGCCCGCGATTACTTGGCGAAATTGTGCAGAAGTCGTGCCACTAGACCATGCGAATTCCGCCGTCTCCCAGGTTTCCGTGGTGGATGACCACGTGATGCCCAGCTGCTGCTCAAAATATCCGAAAGCTGTAATGCAATCATCATTAAACGCCCAAGTGCCAGTGCGATAATTATATACAAGAACTCGTGTAGGGTAGACCTCCGATGGGTTTTGATAGGTGGCGGGAAAGGTCCAGTAGACCATTTCCACATAATAATCGCGAATCCCGGCAACCCGAGAGACGCCCTCTTTCTTATCTATGATCTGGAATACTTGGTCAGGAATATCGTTATCGATACGCTCAACGTTCGCACCATTACAGGCGTGCACGCCCGTATTCCCGATGGTTAAGATCACCTTATCAAAAGGTACGGTCGAAAAGGTAGATTCTGAGCCAAGCTCTGTATTAATTTTTTGCCATAAGAATGGCTGTATCTGATTACCAGTATATACCAGCTCCCAGGTGCTGCGCTCAAAATAGACGATCAGCCTGTCCTTAATGAACTCTGCGCTGACAATCGCCTCTTCGGTAGTCGCATCGATAAATCCCGCACCGTCAGCAGTGAGCTGGTTCGGCTCGAGCCATGCATTAGCCGCTAATGGGCTTCCGTTATGGGAGAATCTGCATCGGTTCACGAAAGAGGTGTTCGTCGTGCCACCCGCATCCTGCTCGATGGTATTCAGGAGTAAGAGCCGGTCCTTAAAAGGAATGATGATGCGCGCTGTCTGCACGAAGTCGCCCGCTGTGAGGAAGATCGTAAGCGCGGAGAAATCTGCCCAGACGGTACCGTTGAAGTACCACATCGGGTCGTCAGTAAGAGCGGGAGCGCCAATCGTCGCGTTAAAGTTGGTGACGAAGAGTACGACGTTATCGGCGGTCAGGCCATCCCAGTTATAGGACCAAAAGAAGTCAGTATTATCCCCGTGCCATATCGGCGTTACGCCCGTACCAGACCGCTGCCAAAAGCCACCCGCGAAGACATAGGCGAACTGGGTATCGAATGCATAGGACGGTTGGTCATTTATGGGGCCAGACTCATAATTGGTAAGGCCCATGACGGGTTCGGCCGGATAGAAATAGATTTGGGTAAGGGCCGGGGCGCCCACAAAGACATAGTTGCCGTTGGAGGTATCATAGGTGGCAGTTGGGGTTACCGTAGTAGCGAGCATCGTTGCAGGGGTGCCAGTGACATTGACGGTATACATCACAGTGCCGATAGAGAACATCTGGCCCACCTTGAAGATAGCGCCGGGAACCGTTCCCGTTGCATTTCCACCAGCATCAGTGATGCCCACGGCGGCGCCACCCTCTAAGGCGATTCGTAGCCGTGAATAGAGGGGCTCAACAGCAGCGCTAGGCCAACCACTACCCATAAAGCGAGAGCCGAATCGTTTACGCACGCGGCCACGAAACAGGTATGCATTATTCAATTGGGCGAAGGCGTCATCGGAGATGAGCCATGGCCTCATGTTAGTTTGCAGCCCTGAGCTCAGAGGCGCGATAAGAAAACGATCGTATGCCATATTAGTATCCTATTGCAAGATATCTGAACGATACGGTTCCTGGTGGCACTGTTCCTGCGTACACGGTCAGGATAGTTGCGCCAGGCCCTGTGTTCGACTTTACTGCTATGACGTGATCATAGGTTCCAGCAGTATCAAGGCCACAGACAAGCACGGTGAGTACGTTCGTGTAGTTAGGAGAGCCGGGGACATCGGTGTTGAGATCTATGACCACCGTCTGCGATCCACCAAACGGAATATTGGAATGCCACTTGAGCATGATTCCCGAAGGCAGCTTAGTGTATCCGGGGTTAAGCCAGATAGCAGACGTGAATTCCGTGACTTGCACAGCTGCTGGAGCCGTAGAGCCCAACTGCCGGGCGAAGACCAATTCTGGTTGCGCAGTGACCGCTGACGTCTGTGAGTAGAGTCCTACTTCGCCGGCAACCGTTACTGGAGGCGCTACCTGGACGGGCATCTCAATAAAGAAGTGCTTACCCGCTCCAGCGGCCGCAAAGTCCACATGGTTTACATCGATCAACGCCTGTATGGCGCCGAAGTTATTTAAGAGATTCCCCTGGGATACGGAAAGTAGATCCGTAGGCTGAGGAATATTGGGATTATAATCTGATGGTACTGGCATCGTTATCCTTTCTTAGAATGGTCCGCCGCCCCAGCCCCATCCGCCCCCGCCAGGACCGAATCCGGTCTGTTCGGTGTAGATGGTCGCGGTTCGTTCATTGGTATACTGGACAACCGTTCTGCGCAAGCAGAGCCGTTCTTGTGTCTTAAATTCGGGCATGATCGCCTGTACGCTCTCCATATCCATACGATCTTCGAATATCTTCTTAGCTGCGCCATAGGCGATATACTGCCACCACTCTTCCAGTTGAGGAGTAGAGGTGGTTTCCATAAGGAAAGTCGGCGCTACGTAGCACTCGAAGTTAATTTGATACGGTTGGTCGGGTACGGGGCGTAAAAAGAAGGTGTTGTCGTAATAGAGCAACGCCTGAGGTAACGCCACGATCTGTGGAACTGTCTGGCTATTGATAGGCTGCCCTACTCCGGGTGCGGTCGGGAAGGTAATGGTAAAGGCGCCAGTCACATAGTTAACGTTATTTATAGGATTTACCACGGTCGGAGGGGTGGTCGGCTGAAAGCCAGGCACATAGAGATTCCCCACCGTCGTCGGATTACCAGTGGTAGTGCTTACTACGGGCACGTCAACGAGCGCGAGCCCTGCGTTACTCACATCGATAGAGCTAAAGAGCACGTTATTCTGGAGGAGCGTAGTAGTCTGGTTGGCGAGCGAGGGATTTACGAAGTTAGGGCCCGTGTTATTGGTAATTACTCCCGTGTAGCTCGTAGTAACACCATCGCCAGTAGTGCCAATAGACAGGATGCTGTTAGTAAGGGGATAAATACCGAAAAACTGTTCGCGCGACTGAGAAAAAAATGACTGATAACCGGCAATATACACAGGGTCATGGATGGTCAGGTATCGATTTTGAAAGTTATACAGTTGGTTAGTGGTAACGCCCGCGAATGATATCTCATCGGTAGGATATCGATCCTGGAATGAGTTACACCAGAACTTAAATGTGGTGCGCAGATTGAACATGCGCAACTGCTCTGGGAAGTCATATACCACAAACGTGTTAATATAGTTATTGAGATCATCGTCGGTCAATTGGTTCTGGGACGGCGACCTAGTAAGCCGTCTCACTTTGACCTGGATCGAGGCGAGGGTATTGCCGGGAGGATTAATTGGCATGAGTACTCCTATGGGAAAGGCAGAACATTAACGGTCGCCGCCTGAAGGGTTTCATCCACTTCTCCGATCGGCACTACCTGCGCGCATATATTCACCGCTGGTGGCGGTGATCCTGGTATGGCGAATGCATCAAAGTCGGTGCTATCTATCGGGATAGTAAACGTAGTAGGACTCGTTACGAGAATCGGACCTGTTAACTGGTCAGCTTGCTGCATGCCATCTGCGGGCGGGATATCTAACCGAACAATGGTCCCATCTTTATACTGATGGGCAAAGGTGGTCGTCACAGTCATTGGAAACGACTGCGTAATCGCTGCGATCAGGCGCATAGCGGGCTGAAAGATCGGGTTCGGATTTGCGTAACAACGAGGCATCTTAGATTCCTGCGGTTTCTACGGTTACAATTTCAGGGGTTCCCACTGCGGAAAGATCGTCGATATCCACGAACTCTAAGCTTTGGAAGCTACAGCGGCGCACCTTCTGTCCGATTTTCATCGTAGGGCGTCCGTTTTCGTCCATCGCATAGGCGTGCACTGGATACCAGCAGTTCTTATTCAGATGCTTAGCGACCCCTAAAGGAAGGGTGTAGATCTCGCCGTCAACTAAGTCGAAGCGCTCAATCTCGTCCTCTTTATAGGCCTTGTATACGAAGCTCATAAGGCCGCCTGGCACTTCATGGAAGATGAACTTACCACGCACAGGCTCACGGTCCTTATCGCGCATATAGCGAAGATTAGGGCGCGCTGCTTTATCGGTTGTTCTCGTTACTCGTGACATAGTTCTCCTATTTAGATGGGAGGGGGGTAGAGTCCATCCGTTATAAACAAGCCCCCTCCCAAATTAGTGATGCATGGCATCACCATGTACAAACGTAGTATTGCTATTACGTGTTAAATGACTTACCAACTTTCCAGAAGATAAGGTCACCATTTTGTCCAGCAGGAGAATCTATCCCTGCGGCTAACTTAATACCAATGAAGCCGGTGTTAACGGTGGCGTCATTGAGCAAGTTAGGATCGGAATTAACTGCATTCGCTTCTTCGCCAAGCGGAGCTACAATGGCCGGTGTAAACGGTATTGCTGCTGCAAGTGGGAATCTGAATGCGGTGAATCCGGTCGAATCTACGTTGATAGTGAACGTGTCTGCTGTTACTGCAACGACGTCGACTGCGAGATTATCCATCTCGATCATGCCGAAGGCTGCAGGAACGTGCATGCGCAGTTCTTGGCCAACTGTATATCCGTGATCAACGCTCGTCGTAACCACAGCTTGTGCAGCCTGTGAGATATTAACAATGAAGCGTCGGGTAGGATAAAATAGTGGATCAAACGCGATTCTGCGATAGAATCCGCCAGTACCAGCTGCTCCGGGAGCGTTAGCCAATGTGTTGGCGAGGCGGAAAGTACCACCACCTACAGCATCGATTGAGAAGTCGTAACCGCTCAAGTTTAGCTGGCCAGGCACATTGATAAGCCGCACCACGTCGCCATCCGAAAGTCCGGCGATATTTGCTGTTACCACTGGGCGTGTAGCGTTCGTTGAGGCGGCGACTGCAACTGCTGGTCCGTTAGGATTCAATGAAGAATCTACGAGCACGAAGTTATTCGCAGCCGTTGGGACTAGGTTAACTGCCGTCGCGGCGCCGTTAGATTGAGATTCGATACCGATACCGTTAGGCATGCCTAATTGCCACTGGAATTCATAGCCAGTGTCAGCGGCGTTAGCCTGTATTTGGGTAAAGTTAATGAGTTCGATCCAGTCTACGCCAGAGCGGACATTCAGCGTAACCGCTGCGCCGTTAGCCGTGAAGAATCCTTGCTGAATTATTGTTCCGTCCATGTCATCTCCTTAAGCAAGTGTGGCACGAAGGTTCAATACCCAAAGATCGTTCGTGATCCTTGGAACTTCAGCAAATTTATAGCCGACCGATACGTTCAGGGCCAATGGTCCGTCGTAGATAGGTGGGCGATAAATGAACGAAGCGCTGTATCCGTCTTGTTCGATACAGGCGTATGCCTCCATACCAACACAGAATATGTTGTATACGTTAGCGCCGAGCATCGAAGCATTAGCGGTTACAGAACCGATTGAAGAGATAAGGAAGCGTAGGTTTCCTATCGCACCCCATTCTGAACGGAGAGCGTTCATAGGGGCTGGATACTGGTTCTTCTGAATGAAGCCAGCTACGTTGTCCAAGTTTCCGGTCAAGTTCGTTGAGCAGAGTGCGAAATAGGCATCTCGAACTGGTGCTGTACCGAACTTATCCTCACCCTCGATATTATCCATGATCGTGTAGGCGTTGTTATTTAACAGCGCGCGCACTACCGTGTCTACGTCGGAGCGGGTAATTTCCGTTGGGTTATCGCCGTTTACGCCGCCCGTACAGTTAATGAAGGCAGCAGTACCTGCGAGCATGTCGCGGGTAAGCTGATCTTCGGTCTGACGGAGGGAAACACCAAGACGTGCTGCACATTCGTTCAACACTGGATCTTGGTTCTGGAGGGTTACCTGTTCGTTAATTTGAACATAGGTTCCATAAAAGCTGATCTTCGCATCGATATCCACTGCGGTTAGGTTTTGCGCAGGAGGTGTAACCCCTGTGTTTCCGAGTGGTACCATTGCTGTATTCAGCGGATTATACCTACGCATACGCATCGTTGTACCACCATTACGGGGCATCGTTTTGAGCATGGCAGGTATTTTATGGATCATATTCGGTACTGGTACGCTGAGGAGCTTATAATTAAAGCTCTGCTGCACTGGGGCAGGCAACGTACTGGTCGTTGTGATCGCCATAGTTATCCTTGCGAATAAAGTATATCTAAGCTGGCAAGGCCCTTCTTGTGCCAAGGCTGGTGAGACCTATACACCATCGGGTTGGCGAACACCCAGTACGCCGGGTGGAGGTGCGACACTCCATACGCTACTGAAAGCTTAGGAGTAGAAACATAAATTAGGCAATATAATACCCTCGGCAGAAAGAATTGGGGGGATCTACCGAGGGCTGTGTAGTAGGCTTAGTTAGCTCGTCGAGCGGCTTGCATCTCTTTTATAAGCTGATCCTTAAGCTCGGGGGTAAGCCCATTCGCAAAAGCATTGGCTTTAGAGAGCGGCGAATCGCCCTGTTGTGGAGCAATGCTCGCAGTTGGCTTAGGCTTGAACGCGTTTTTCTGAGCAAGAGCTCGGTCTGGTTCAAGGGCGCCAGTGTCCTGATAAATTCCCATCTTCTTGATAATCGTGTACGCGGATGCGGCACGTGAGTATAGATCTGGTGAAGAATGGATAGTTTGAGCAATCTCAGGGTACATATCGCGCAGTGTCTCAATGTGCTCCTTCGTGACTATTTTATCGAAGTCAGGGTATTGGGCCTTGAGGCGTGTCTCAGTAGTGTCTACAGAAGCCTGTTGGCGATAGCCTTTCAGTTCTTCTTCGAGCTTCCTGATCTTTTTAACAACCTTAGCCAGGTGTTTACCCTCAGCAAGCTCATCGGGTCCAATATGAAATTCGTCATCTTCAGGCTGTGGAGCAGCTTGGGCACTCCGTGCTTCGATTTCCTGTAGTCGGCGAATGGCTTCATCTCGCTCCCTCTCAACTCGTGACGCTTTTTCGCGCAACAGACGAAGATTCTTCTCTTTATCAGTTTCCACAGGCTGTGGGACTGTAACCTGCTCAGTTGTCTCCTGATTGTCGACAACTTCTTGCGGTTCCTGAGCGAGGGTGTTCATCACCTCGTTATCGATCATGCAGTCTCCTTTATACTACTTGAGCTTGCTCGTCATATTCACTATTGAGGTGCCTACATAAGTGGTAGAGCGTCCCATCAGAGAAGGCGATTACATACTGCAGCAGCTCATGCTCCTCGGAAGAAACATGGGCTGCATTCTCCCTTAAATAAAAACAGGCCTCCCGACAGGGAATGGACCAGATAAATTCGATCTCTTCATCTTCATGTCGGTACCGATAGACCGCTTGGTCATAATTCGGGGTCGGACAGGACAGGCGGGGAACAAAATAGTTACGGAATACGTTAGGCATGAGCTTTTCGCTCTTGGTGAGCACGGTAACGAAGAAGTCGCGTGGGTGCTTCTTGCGGAACTCCATGACACATTCAGTGAGCTCTTCAAGATAGTCCTCTTGCATCGCCCGCTGTTGGTCTATGACGGTGGTAACTTCTGGCTCTTTTGACATAAGGTCGAGCGCAACTTTCCCGACCGTCTCCTTAAGATCTTCCATATATTCCCTATTTCCTGTTTATTTCCCAGACTGGAAGAGACATACTGGCCCTATACTAGAAAGGCGCATATGAAAAAGCTTCTTGTGTACACAAATTGGGTACTCATAGTACTTGCCTGTAAGGCTGCCGAAGATATGCGGAGGCCATCGCCCCTGCGGCGCCTCATTACGCGATCGATTACCATAGAAGATATCGCGGCAGAGCGAGAAGCCCAGGAAGAGCAGCGTAGGAAGGCTGCAGAAGAGCAACTCTTAGAGCCTAATTCACCCCCAATACCACCACTCCCCTCATTTCCCGCACCAGTATTATCGCCCGTTGTCCTGCCAACTGTTATCGATATGCAGCCAGGCCAGGGCTCTCCTCGGCCAATGCCTCGCACTCCGTCACCTGGTTCGCCACGGGCACCGCGCAGAAGGCTTGCGGTAGTTCCCTATTCTTCTTACCAGCCGATGACTCCCCCTACCGAATCGCCCAACTCGGCCGATATGAGCCCATCGCCACGACCAGTAACGCCGGAAGATCCACATGCCCGCGCAGTAGTGCGGAGCGTTTTCCTCAGACTCATGGAAGATGCTGACGCGAATCTCCATGAAGAAAACAATGATAATGATGAGGCACCTCTATGAAGTACTTCTTTTTAGCACTTTTCTGTGTGCTGACCGCCACAGGAGGGGAAAACGAATCACGCTGGAAGATACGCGCTATGCGTCGGGACAGCATTGTCCCTTATCCCCAGCAAGGACTAACTATTGTTACCTATCCACTTCCAGATGCCTCACCCGTCTCACTGGGCAGTGATTCCTCGCTCGATGAAGAAGAAGCGGAAGACGCGCAACAGATAGATCAGGATTTGGACACCCTTGTGAATGAGATCCGGGTACAAGTGGCCAATGACGATGAGCCGGGCCTAAGAAGCTATCCTCGTGGAGAATCGCCTGCGCCCGTTGTTCGACAGGCTAGCCGACGCGATATTCATGCGCCTCATATCCCTGTGGTTCCTCCTCCAGGGAAGTCATTTTGGGATAAGGTATTAGAGTGGTGCTCATATGATAGAAGGGGCCGTAGATAGGGCCTGGGGGCTTGTCGAGTATCGAAAAAGGTGTACACTATCGAATGATTGCGCATGTGCGCAGTCGAAAGCAGTCTCTCCTAAACAAGGAAACCTCTATGAAGAAAAACAACCTTTTTCTTTCGATATCTCTTTTATTTCTTAGCAGCGCTTCTGCTTCTGAGATGGCACGAATTCGTGCTAAACACCTCATCGCGTCTCACGAATTGGGGTCCGTCACACTTCGACATGATGGAATGGGCTTCCATGTGCGACAGGGTGGCGCGCTCCACAAAGTTGAGTCTTATGATGTAGACCCCGCGTTGCGTAAAATCAATAAATCTAACCTTGGTGCCTACCTAAAACAGGGACGGATCGGGGTAGTTAAGTTAAGCGACGGTAGCTTCGCTTTACGATCACATATGCAAGGGTTAGGTGGCGGTCCAGTTGCAGGAGCTATAGCATACTGGCTTACAAAAAGCCTCTGCTATGGTGGCGTAGTAGCTGCGGCGGGAACGGTGGTAGTATTGCCAGCGACTGCGGCAGTAGCGACTCCGTTACTCTTAAGCGCGGGCGGCATGTCAGCAGCGGTAGCTGGTGGTGCAGCAGTAGCGGGAACCGCTATCACTGAATTGGGATTAGCTTCAGCGGCTGGCGGAGCAGTGGTTGCATCCGTATCAGCAGGCGGCGGCATTGCGGGCGCAGTAGTAGGCATTGAATCTGCCTCTATGGGCGCCTGGGCCGTGTTCACCGCATGTCCATTCCTTCCATAAGGGAAAGCATGGATCAGCTCATCTCGGACATTATAAGAAGCACGCGATCGATTTCTGGATGGTATCTAGGGCTCATCGTGACTTCTAATGTCCGGCTCCTATTGGGATATGAGCCACTTCCAGCGCATTACTTCACTTCTCTGAGCACTCTTCCAGCTCTTTTCTTCGCCATATTTATCATGCCGATACTCCTGCGGCTTCTTGAGATGTATGTCCCGAAGTTCAGAAAGCAGAAGAGAGACGAAGGATGGAGTCCTTGGTAGTATAGAACCATGTGCGTTCTAGGAAAGAACAGTAAGAACCCCCGACTCAACATCGGGGGTTCTTACCTAAGCAGCGCAGAAGCGCGTATATATACTATCCTATTACAGGATTTCTGTCAGATATCGCGCCCAGATTGTTCTCGATCCAGCGAGCTCTATGCTCGGGAACTCGAGAAGGTCGGGTAAATTCATCAACTGTCTGGCCTGATACCGTGATCACCAGATCCATGCCATCAGCCTCGAGCGCCTGGTGGAGCACATCTTCTACCATAAGCTGTGTATTCAGGAGCTGCTTCTTCACATGGGGACGGTTCTTATACATACAGTCGAGGGTCTCAACTATGAGCGCGAGGTACTCAGGATCTGTGAGTCTCAGTGCATCTACCTGCTTATTACCCTGGACGGTTTTAATCACCCCATTTTTTACCCTCTGCTGCATGATCTCGGTATAGACGCCGCTTACTACTACCGGCAGCCTTTTCGTGAATTCTGGGTCATTTAAGCGCTCCTGGCAGACAGCTAGAGCCTTTGACTGATTAGGAGAGAGTGATGGGTTCGATCGCAGCATCTTCACGATGTCATCATATGACACCAGAGAGAGCTGGTTGAAGCGAGGATAGCTGGTGAAGCGATAGTCATAGGCGATGGAAGCGATCAGCTCCCCTTCGCGGCTGAGGATATCGCAATTCTGTGGATTGCCGACCTGGCTCAGAAAATGCTCATACCGCTTCATAATGCCCGCGTCGCGTAGTAACTTGAAAGTAACCGCGTGGTCGAAGTGGTCATGCACGAGGAGAGATACCTTCGAGTTGCGCAGTCCACTAATCGTGAGGAATCTACGATTCTTTAGGTTCTCAATGAGCGGGGTGCTCATATGTGCCACCTCTTGGATCTGTGAGAACTTATGCGCAGGAATTTCAACCTTGAGACCATGCTTCGCGGAGTAATCCAATGTCCTTGTCGGGTGTGGCTTCTGCGCGAGCTGACGATCGTCGCACGCCCTATGGCTACCTGCGGATGGCCCGTAGATTCTAACCGCTAATTCGGGAAGCACTACGTGCTCAGACACGGCGTCGGAGGCCTGGATAGCACTGTGCATCGCCACGATATCGGCTGAGCTAGCTTCAGAGACCGCTTGGTACTCCTGCCATTTCTGATCTGCGCCAGACTCGGCATCGACTCGCCGCCAGCGCTCGATGGCCGAGGGCGCATCAGGGGCAGTGAGGAGGGAGGAAGCGAGACGGTGGTGTACGATCGCGGCGGAAGAGTTACCCCGAATGAATCCGGTTCGGTTTTTTATAATATCAGAGGCCTTAAACATGCGCTCAAGGCGGTAGATATGGGAGAATTCGTCCTGTGGCATACAGACTTCTATGCCCTTAAGGCGTGCCGCACGCTTAAAGAGAAGATAGGCATCTGCCTGGACGGGAATTTGATCGATTCCGAGCGATTGTGTAATACTATCGGAGAATCGGGCGCAGTTTTTGCGCAAAGAGGTATGAAGTGACGGATGCGCTAAGAAAATGAGCGCCATCGCACCTCGGTAAGAGTAATACATGTAGGGGGAATGCCTTCTGTAGTAATGAAACTATATTGTTACTGGTATACGCTGCTTACGTATTGTGGTACACTGATAGTATTAATCAGGTACGACAGATTAAGTATACAGCATTTTAAATATTTATCAATCCATCCGGGGTGAATATGAAAGTAGAATTAGAGGCTAGGTATTATGCGGTCAATGATGAGGCCATAAGGGAGAAACTCTGCGATCTGAGCGGTAAGCAGGGCGCCCGGGGTGAGATTTTCATGAGCAGGCGCATGAGCCGAAAAAGCTCTCGCCGAGTTGTATGGGATATACCTGGCGCTGATCGAAAATTTCTGAGAATCAGAGAATGCTACGGCAAGACAGAAATTACCTTGAAGCACATAAAGGACCCGCGCGCCATAGATGGGACCTTTGAGTATACGGTGGGCATCAACTCCAAGAAGCTCGACGAGCTTTATACTCTATTTAGAGGAATAGGTTTTGGAGTAGGATCCTACCAGGAGACAGAGCGGGAATCATGGCGGTGGCGCGAGTGGGCTAAGGAGAAAGGGCCGACGGGTTTTTGCAACAGAGCCATCACTCATTGCAATCTAACGCTAGACTATTGGCCCGGACTTAAGCCGATTCTGGAAGTCGAAGTCAGTAGCGGCGGGGCAGAAGCGATAGAAGCTATAGAAACGCTCTTGCAGCTCCCCAAGCGCTTTGATGGCGATATCGCCGCTATTTATGAACAGGAGTATGGGATTAGCAGGGAAGATCTCAATAAGATAGAGAGATTAACCTCCCGTAGCTTCCCAGAGATTCCCTTTAAATAAAAACCCCGGTTTTTAGGCCGGGGCTGTCAAACGCAAAACGTTTCAGGAGACGTGTAGAGCGTTAGTTCATGTACAGCTTAGCTCTTTTTCTTCTTATCGCCCACCAGCTTTTCCTGGATGTACCTAGAGAAGGACTTGCGATGGATGTCGACGCCCTCTGCGTTCATCTGATTTTCTATTTCGCTCCATCGATCCTCAGAGAGGACCATGCTCACGCGCTTACTTTTTCTCTTTTTGTGGAAGGGTATTTCTACGGGAGCTGGCGCCGGCTCTTCTTTTTGAGGGCCTTTCGCGCGCTGGAGAGAATACTGCCGCAGAAAGTCACCCTCTAGCTCTGACTTCATGGAGTCATTAAGTGTCCTAATGTTATCAATGCGGGAGCCATTAGAGAGCTTATTGTTGGGGGGAACGAAGTGTAGTCCGCCATCTCTGTCTACGGCTATGCGGCCGTTCTCTATAAAGATGGGATTATTATAAAGACATCCGGCATATGCCACAGTCCTTACAAGCTGACCCTCGTGTTCATAGGGGAGCGATTCCTCGCACTCAGTGATTCTAATCCTGCTAACTCCTGCCGGAGCCAGATGTCCATATGATTTCATACGGCCTCCTTTAACGGTTAATGTTAATCGTTAAAGAGACTAACCCCTACACATTTAATAGTACAGGGGTTAGTGTCGTAGGACGTCGGAGGACGCGTATCTATAAGCTTATTTCTTTTTCTTGCGACGAGCTTCAGAAAGAGCGATGGCGATAGCTTGCTTCGGATTCTTCACTTCTGGCCCGTGCTTAGAGCCGCTGTGTAGCTTACCCGATTTAAACTCTTTCATCACCTTTTTGACTTTAGCCTTACCCTTAGGGGACTTCACTTTAGCCATTTTCTCGTCACGTTTCACTTCTTTGGCCATGCCTTTGCCACAGTGCGGACATTTCATAGTTTCCCCTAGTCGACTACGTCGTCGATATATGGATTTTGATAATAGGATACGATTGGCCATTCGTGATGGATAGCCTGCCGGGGACAGTTGGCCATAGCCTTCATATCGGGGCGGATCATTCCGGAATCGGCGTTTTCTTGCCGACGACGGGGATCTATTCCACCGAAGAAGTCGCTCCTCGGATTCTGCACTCGCGCCAAAGCTCTGCGATCATAGGCTTCCGCCTTGCGATTCTCTACTTCGTAGACATATTCTATGTCCTTGGAGCAGGCAGCTTCCTGTTTCAGGCGGCTATTGGCTGGAGCATTGCCTTTCTTAGACTTCATGATCACCTCCTATCGAGACCTCTGAGTTTCCTCAAAGGTAAGCCTGCGATTGATCTTCTTCTGGGCGGCATCTCGCCTATAAGCTATGTTGGCTGGGACACCAAGTATCTTATAGGCGATTTTTTTGCCTTTTCCCGGAATGCGAACCATTCCAGGCATCTTAGTACTTCTTAGGAACGTTGTGCATCGATCGTTTACGATTATCGAGATCGTCTATTTGATGATCTACGCCACGGATGGTGTCATCCAATCCTTCTGGAAGATATGGTCCAGTGTATGGATAGGCCTTAATCATCACTTCTTGTGGAAGGTTAGCGATCGCGCGATGATCTTCGTGGATCATGCCCGCATCTTCTAATTCCGAACGACGACGTTGGTCCATGCCGCCTGCATAAGGTTCTTGGAAGCGACGTTTACTTCCTTCATAGAGAGATTTCTCCATGCCTTTGCTTTCATGATAACGTTTTGCCATAGTGGCTCCTTGGTAGAAACTGCAGCCGAACTGCAAGGTTTGACCTCTAACTACCTACGCATACTTGGTAGGATGGCATCACTCTGGCAGCGTTACATGATATATACAAGAAAAAATCGCACCGGCAAAACCTCTATGAAAAAGTAAAATCCGGTGCGACCGAAAGAACACCATTGCCCATGATAAGCGCGCTCTTAATTTGTCACGCCCCATTCTATCACAATCCTTTGGATATTCCAGAAACCTCGTCCCATGCCATACGGTCGAACGATACGGCATGGGACGAGGGTCAAAGCAGAAGTACGCCTGTGCAGACAATACCTCAATAGAGGAAGAAAGATTTTATTTACGCGAGTGCCTGGGGAATGCGGGATGTTCGTGGAAGTGAATGTTAACGGTAAGGGTCGGGACGGGATCAGACATACAGATGGGGCAGTCGCAGAGATCTTCGGTGCAGCCGGGGCACTCATCTTCCATCTCGAGGCATATCTCCTCGATGGGAATGCGACGGGGCTCAGGAGGGCGATTCTGTGCGTTATTAGCCATGATTACCAATAACATCATGCCTAGGAATAGGTTCATACTCATACTGCTCCCATAGCTCCTTGCTGGGCCTGTTTCTGCGCTTCTTGATGATTCATCGCTTGGGAGAGGTCGAGTATCTTCTTGAGCTGGTCTAGATCAAGATGTTCGATCTCCTTCGCTGCTTTCACCAGGTTCAGTATAGCAGTATCGTGATCTTTTTCAGCAGCGGCTCTTCGCTCAATCGCTAGCGCTCGGTTCTCTTGGATTCTACTGATACGTTCAAGACCCAAGCCTTGATCAGCAGTGGCACGAGCGTGAGCCAGTTCAGTACGTGCCTGCTGCTCTTGTAGAGCTGCCTGCATCTGCATCTGCTGAGCTTGCATAGCCTGGTCACGATTCGCTTTAATGGTCTCAACGAGCTGCTTCTTATTCTGGATAGTAGCTGCTTCAAGTAATGTTTCATCAGGGATCGGTACTCCTACCTCGCGAAGCTGTAAGAGCTGCGCAAAGTACATCTGTTTCTGTGTCGTGGTATTCAATCCTTCTTCTACCATGGCATCATATTTTCCGAAAGCCTTACTATAGAACTGGGCAGCAGGCTGCTGTCCTTCGAGGATCTTCTGGATCTTGCCCGGGGTATAGTTAGTTTGCACGAGGTCGATGAGGAGCTTCCCGAGTAATTTTTGTGCTCGATCGAGATGATCGAAGAGTACCTGAAGAGTGGTAAGACCAGCTCCCTGGCGCAACATGGAGAGTATTCCCGCCTTGTCATCTACTGCGCTGCCGAGAAGTTCTTCGTTAACGCCAGAGATCTCTTGCACTTCCTTAGCCAGCAGCTCAGACAGCTGGATCATGGAAGGTGGTACTTGTGGAGGAATAATCTGCTCCACATCAGACATTTGTGCTTCTTCCTTAAGCGCAAGGCCTCGGCCCTGTCCACTCAGGAAGATGTCTTTCGGATTTACCAGTGCATTTTCTTTGTACTTAAAGCCAGAAGTGATCTGACTCTCTAAGATGTCGAGCTCGATGATGCGTCGTCGGTTGTAGAGATACTGCGCATCCCGTAGACCTCTAACCACACCCTGTATGCGCGTTGGAAAGTATGGCATCTGAGGAGCATAATAGCTAAACATAGGAACAAAAGGATATGAATCGATTCCCATCGGGTTTGGTCCATCATACATCACCTTTCCCTGCACAACGATCGCCAGATTACACGTCGGTATCTCCTGCTCGATCATAGTTACTTGGGGATACAGACGCAGGAACTGCTTCAGCGCGTCGTCATTCGAATTACGCCACTCCATCACTTCGCCAGTCTGCGTGTCAGCTAGCATTTTCTGGGTCCGATAATCCCTGTACCAGTACTCATCATAGGTCAGTAAGTTTTTCATGCCATAATTATACGACTCGGGCATGAATTGGAACTTGCCGTCTCTGCCTGTACCGCTATCATTACCCATGAGTCCGAGGATCTCTTCGGTATGTTGAGGGAGGAGTGAGATGCACTCGCGCTTGGTTAAGAATGAGCGCTTCCAGATGAAGTTACAGTCGGACAGGTCGGTTTTACGAAAATAGGGATCGATGAGGAAGCTGTTATATGAGCAGTTATCGACTCGAATGTTTCCGGATATTGGGTCGGAACGGTAGTCTACCCAGACATGGAGTAGGTTCATACCGGTGACGAGAGAACCCTCAAAGGACTCAGATATGGTCTCGAGTATGCCTTCTTGGTTAGCGAGCCACATGAAGATCTTCGTAAACTGGTCAGCCGTCTCCGCATCTGCGTTTTCCACAGGGGTAACGATAGTAGATTTACGATTGCGGCGCTGGTAGCCGCTAATCATGTTTATTACTCGCCGTATGCGGTTAAAATTGAAATTCCTACGACGATTAGCAGGAAGATTCCCATAAATATCAGACCAAAGTTGCTGATCACCTGCATGAAATCTGGTGTCCGTATCAGCCTCAGCCCAGAAAGACTGGTTAATGGTAATACTCTCAGCATATGACGCCTCCATTCTTGAAAGAATTGGCTTATCACGTTCGGTGTAGTATTGCGGGCCTAACTGGGGAAAGAGCATTCTGGACCCTCATAAACTCTGCGCAGGAGAATGATTCTGCCCATAAGCTATGGAGGTCACATGAGATATGCAATAGATTATTTTAACTGTCGACAAAGTGTCCGGGGTTCAATCTGTGACGAATTGTCACAACTTCTATAGCGCTTGTATCAAGCTTGTATCTATTTTCGCAGTTTCGTGTTACGCGGCGATTATAGGAAATGCTCTATTTACGGCATTTTCCAGAAACCATGATTTACTTTGTCTAGGGCAACGGTTTAGCTAGAACTTTAACTAGGTAGTACTAAGTAGTAGCCATTCCCCCTAGTTTCCAATCCCTAAAAGCTGGGGAATCATCTCCTAAAAGCTGGGGAATCATCTACTTCTTGAGATCGTGATACTGTAGGGGATCGTTGAGATTCCCCGCATGTTCGAGGATCTGGGCGCGGGAAAGCTTGAAATATTCCTGGGCCTTAGCGAGTGCCTGCTCGGGAGATTCGCCCTTACTTACCATCTTACGCACAAAGGCGACTGCTCGGTAGAGCATCGGGTCGGTTATCCAGTCACCGGATGATTCAGAATTCTTCAGGTGATGGGATCGGGGTTCAGGGAGTGGAATATCCTCAAGGAGCATCCAGTGGGACATGTCGCGGAGTGTCTTATGCTCATTGGCAGGAAAGCCGTTACCCCATACGGAGAGCGGCCACTTAGCGAGTGGGTCCCAGGGGAAGGTCCCGGTATTCGTGAATGCGAAATAGCCGGGCTCTTTGATATTGGTCAGCAAGATGGTGACGTTAGAGGGTGGCTTAGTTCCGAGCGGGTACCACATATAACTTATTTAAGGTTATTAATGGCGTCGAGGATCATATCGAGGGATCCATCTATCTCCCTTAACTCAAGAATGAGAAGCCGCTCAAATGGGGTCATGGAAGCAAGATCCTTTTGGTCTTGTAAGAGACGCTCTTTTTCTCGCTTAACGTAATCTTCCTGAGCGGCCCACCTGTTGAGAAGATGCTGCGGCACCTTAGGGTTATTTTTTTCTTCCATTTCGTTACCCCTCTGATTCTACATCAACCATAGGCTCTTCGGGCCTTCTGCCGCGATATTGTCGCTCCATCCGCTCATCCATTCTACCCAAGAATATCATGATTTTACTGAGGCACTCATTGATGTCTTCAACTGAGCACGAGAGCGCCTCTAGAGCGATGACCGTGCGCCTATCAACGGGGCTCATCTTGCATAACTCTTCGCCGAGATATACGCCATCGCAATTACTCTCTTTTATGCAATTCCTCGCGCAGCCGGACATGCGATGCTTCGCCGACTCTGACATTTTCTTATGAAACATATTACTCCTTTAGTAATTAGAACTTTCTTCTCTAAAAAATCTGGGTAAATTCTCTTTATCTCCGTATACTGCTTCACGGTAACGTTTTTCTAATTCCTGAGGGCTCGCACCATCGCGAGTCTTAGGTAAACAAATAGCGAGGTAACGTAGCGCATCAGCCCAATGGGAGGACCAGTCATGGAGTGGATAATCTTTATATACTTTTCTTTTGGAATCGTACTCTTGACGGTAATTTTCAATGGCCTTAATCAGTGGTGCACATGCGACCTCGTCAACCCAGATCTTACTCAGCGCACTACGCACCGCCTCTATACCATCCACAACGGAAAGATCCGGTGCTACTGTAAACGCAATACCTAATTGCCGAGCTTTCTCGAGCCGGGTCATCCCTGTCCCGAACTCTTTGACCTTAATATCATGCGGGGCGAAATGCCTCCCGTATGAATAGGGTTTATTCTGGAGCACCTTCGCATAGTGCTCTAGGCCCTCTTTATTCTTCTCATAGCAGTCGATGATACGTATCGTCTGGCCAATGGCCTGAAAGAAGATGATGGTGGTTGAATCCCTCACCCCCAAGTCCCACGCAGTATGTACTTTAAATCCTGCCTCCCAAGGCACCATCCCGATCTGTCCCTTCACCCGCATGCGATCCAAATACTTAGCATAGTACGATCCCTCAACGCCCATAGTGAACGAGGTATAATACTCCTGCTGTATCAGATCATCGGACATAATCCCCTCAGCCTTCTCCTTCTCTATTTCATAAAGCGGGATGTGCTGGGTATCATCGACGGTAAGCTTTAAACAGAACCATTCCTTCGACTGAACAGCAATCTGATATAACTCCCACAGGTGATTCTTACCCCTCGGTGTGGAGAGAAAGAGAGCCCATCCCTGGTTCGCCGTGAGAATGGGACGGATATATTGGTACGCCCGCGGATCCTGAAGAGAGTATTCCGAGAAAATAACACCCCTCGGGTTAGTACCCATAAGGGAATCGAAATTATCAGAACCAACTAACTGTATAAGTGACTGGTTGGAGAGCTTTATCTTCATCTCTTGTGAGTTTTTAGACTCGATCAGTTCTTCGGGTATGTAGTCGAGAAATCGCTGGCCATCATTGGTCATCGAATCCCAGATCACCTTTTTGGCCTGGGAATAGGTAGGAAAGACGTAGTAGTAGACGCCCACGTTACGGAGTGCTTGCCGAAGGCATAGGTTAAATGCACAGACATCCTTTCCTGCTCGGCGCGGAAGAATAGCCAGTACCCGTTTATAGCCCTTGTTCTCAATGGCGTCAAAAATGGGGAGCTGGTACTCTCTCGGCTTAAAGCGGGAGAGTTTAATGGTCGTCTCTACTGACATCACTCGTCGCCCTCTATGCTCTGCTCTTTATTCGTGACGTATGGTCTAATTTTAATCTTATGGATCCGAGCGTACATAGCGTGATTCTCTGCTAGTAGCTTCTCCACCGTGCGCAATAGCTTAGGAGGTGGAACTTTTAACATGACACAGAGATCGCGCACCATATCGAATCGCTCCATAAGCTCATCGTACTCGACTTTAGTCACTATCATGAGATCTCTTTTCGGGTACGGTTTCGGTTTCTGGATACTTATCCAATACTACCACTATCTTACTTTCACCCTGACCCTCTTTCTGGGACATCTCTTTTTTGTAGGCACGGTATTCTGGGTCATACATCGCAAGAGTTCCTAAGACGATCGCAGCATTAAACTGATTCGTGAGTCCCATTCTCTCTCTGCGGTTACAGATCACCTGTCTCGCGATATCGATCGAGTTGCGCATACCTTCATGCTTATGGGCGGCTTCGTACATGCGAGCCTTAGGCAATCCTGATATTTCACAGAATCCCCCCAGACTGATAGCCTCATCCTGCTGGCACCATAAAAGAAGATCGTGTGCGAGCATGTCTAATTCTTCATCAGTGCGCGGAGAGAGTCTAAAGCGGTGTTCAGGTGGGAATTTGTACCCTATTTCCCGCTTCTTTTCCTCTAAGGTACGGCTTTTCTCTAAGTCTGCATTACTATTACGAGTTTTATTATATTTCTGGGCCATCTTTTCACTCTGCATGTAATACTGTTATAGCGAATTCAGTACGCGGCTGGTGGTCATAGCACTTCTTCGCGTTAATGGAGGCAATGAGACAGTCATCGTTAAAGAGAATGCCCGTTGCTACATCCTCGATGAACTTAATAAGATTACTCAGATCTGGTCGATAGGTATGTAATTTACCCGCCATCGTAGCGAGCTTGGCTTTAGATATTGCCTGTGGAAAGGGAAAGTAGAAGGTCACGTCGAAGTGCAACGCTCCCTGAAAAGGAGGACGATGACCGTGCTGCTGGGTTAACTGAAGCCCACAGTGCATTTTGATCTGCTTCTGAGAATCCCAGGGCCTTCTGCCCTTTGCCATACGAGCTCGTAAGAGCGGTACTGGATCCCCAGGGATCACGTAGAGAAGAGACTCTGACATGAACACCTCCAAATTGCCCACTACACGTCAATACTCTTCGTCCCCATGTTCTTCTTCCACTCTGCTATAACTTTTAACCTGAGTCAATTTAGATGAAGATTTGGGCTTAGGAAGTTCGTTGGGGATCTTACCCTGGGAAAGCTGAAGAGCTACCTCGTATGTGATGATCTCAGAGATCGGCTGTGGCTCGACTTGTTCTCGAGGAAGCGGTGGTTCATATCTACGTGGAGTATCAAATTGCCGAGGTGGTCCATAGTCTATCGGCCTCATACCCAAGGCTGCCTTTCTGGCGTCACTTCGAGCCTGGACCTCTTCAGAGGATTGTGGACCGAGAGGCCCAAGCTGCTGAGCCTCGAAAATAATGCCGGGATATTTATTGGAAAGATCGATGAGAAGCGCTTGCCGTAGCTCTTCGGTAGCTCCTACTCCCTTAGGGGCAAAGAGATAAGTCCTCGCATCTTTGAGCAACTGCTCACGGGTCGGTTCGGGCCTTTGAGGAATAACCGTAGGTTGGGGGATATACTCCTCTTTCGGCTTACTACCCGTTTCTTTTTTAAAAACCGCCCCCGAACCCTTCGCGGAGAAGGGCTGCTCATCGGGGGTTTCAAATGTCATTCGCGCCCCGTCCGGCATATGGTGTCGCTCTTTGAGCTCCTCCAAGTATTTCCAGTTCGGCTCAATGTTATTGATCTGGCACCATCGACCACATACCGTGAAGAACCAAGCGAATCTATCCTTCGGCTTATTCCTGGATTTTTTATACTGATCTGTAGCGTAGAGAATAGCTCCATCGGGGAATGCCGAGAGCTTTATCTGCCCAAATTTAGTCAGATTCAGAAATTTCAGTTCGCGGATCACTTGCGAGATCCCACCATACTCTGCCATCGGTCTCCTTACACTCTGGCTCTTCGTAGTCTTTAGCTTCGAAGTATTCTTGATATAGTCATACGGTTTAGTCTCTTTACCCGTTATATAGTCATGAGATTGAGTTACAGACGGGAGATTTATAAATAAATTATTTCTTAGGCGGACATCATCACTTTGTACGGTAGGGTTAGGGGAAAACAGAAAGAAGATCGCGAGGAACTTGAAGGTCGGACATACGTTAGCAAGGGCGCGGCGTACGTCACAATCCTGGAATATATCTGCCATCTTATAGAGCAGTGAATTATTCCATCGCTGGTAGGTAGAGACGAATCCTGCCTCGCGTAGACGGTCTAGGCTGCGGCGCACGGTGCGGTCAGTTAACTTAGTAAGTTCGGCGAGGCGCTTCTGGGAGGGGAAAGTGATAGAAAAATTATGAGTAAATGCCGCCAGGGCGTTCAAAACCTTGAGATCGGAAGGGAGTAATATAACCCCATAATCCGCCACAATCCGCTCTTTGCTATACGCCGAAACAGGAATCATGAGCTTGCAGTATTGCTTTTCCGCTGAGATGCCCTTATAATAAGGCTTAGTTACATGATTATTCATGGCTGACATCCTTCCAATACGGAATGAGGTCGGTTGAGAATCAGTGGTCTACTGAACCTTGGCGCGCTTGGTGAAGTTAGAGAGCTAGATTTGAACTTATTCGTCATATAATCTGCAGGTTTTATGGTTGGGTCTGCGTGCATGGTTACTGTTCTGTCTTATCTCGGGAAGAGAAAATGATTAAATAATGTAGGCGCTATTTGTAGTAGTGCCTATTTTATTATCTATTCACCAAATTATGTTCGATCTCTCATTTTATACTATTCTCGCAGTATTTTGTCTACTCGCCGAGTGAGGCTTCCTGCTTCCGAACCCAGCAATCTATCGACCACAATATGCGTAATTCCACCTTACGATTCCCTTTTAAGAATGCATTAAGGGTGACGGGGGAGATCCCTATTTCCCATGCCAAGTTGGAAAAATTAGGCATCTTAATTCTATGGTATACCTTCCGCAAGCGGTCGCGGACCTCATCCTGGTCCTCTAAATACTCCATGACTATCTTCATTACCTGCTCATCGATCATAAAATACTCCTTCGAGTGCAATATATATATTATATATTTTAATATAGTATGTTAAAATAAGTAAGTGATGATTAGCGATCCTGGAGGATATGCAATGGACAGAAGTAACGAAATATTGGCAGCGATACAGACGCTACAGGATGAAGTAAGGCGATTGCGTAGCAGTGCCTCAAATTTGGCCCATGCTGGAAGATCTACTGAGATCAATGAGTTAGCCTCGGCGCTCGCCAAAGCTCAAGCTGAGATGAAATTAGCAGGACTAGATTCGGCGAACCCATACTTTAAGAGCAGGTATGCCGACTTTGCATCCATCGTGAAGGCTTCGAGGCCTGCGCTGACTAAGCACGGGCTCTGTGTGACGCAGCAGATTATTATGGGGGAAGAGGGGCAGAATATTTTACTTACCAGGTTATTACATGCATCGGGCCAGTTCTTGGAATCCATGATGCGCATTATCCCTGCCAAGAATGATCTTCAGACGCTTGGTAGCTATCTAACTTACCTGAAGCGATATGCGTATGCTGCTATCGTGGGCGTGGTCGCTTCTGACGAAGATGACGATGGCGAGGTAGCGATGGCCCCTGCGCGCACGAAGCAGGAGAAGGGCGTGGAGCTGAATACGAAGTATGACCCGCGTGAAGAATCGCATGAATTAATTTCTAAGGACCAAATAGCCGAAATCGAATATGAGCTTGCGGCTTATCCAGATATCGCAGAAATGGTGCTCGATGGTCTCAAGCTGCAGTCTATTGCTGATATGCCGAAATCCAAGTATCGTGCTTCCATAGAACGTATACGAGCGATAAAGAATGCTCGGAACGGAGTCAAGTGAGGGCACCGCTATGGTGAATCCACCCAAGATACTGTATCGGTACGGTATGCCGAATAAGTTTGATCAGGCGCCACATGGCACCATCTGCAGGGCCGAATTGGGATCGGACGGTCAGGTCGAAATATATAAACAGGTTTGCCAGGACGAGGAAAATCCCCTCTGGGAATTGCAAGACCCTAAAGGGTACGAGTCGGTCGTCACTGCTGGTGAGTAATCTAGAACATTACTCATTATCCTAAACCGACCCTGGGCCTTCCTGTTCATTCTACTGTAGGAAGGCCTAGGGGGATCAAAAATACTAGCCGCGTAGTATGCGCTCTCATCACTAGAGAATACATCGATCTAATCGATAGATCTACTTAATCATATCAGCTCACTCGGAATCCTGAGGCCCATGTGATCAATGGACTCGCAGATCCCAGCACGGTTACGCCCAGCGGACCGCCACTTGTTGTGGTGTACGAGGCAACAAACGTCACCTGATCGCCACCATTGAGCGTAGTAGTCGCCGTACAGACCGGAGTAAGGAGCTGGTTAACTGTTCCCGTGAGGCCATCTACTGGCTGGCTATAAAAGGTAAACGCTGGCGTCACTATTTTGTTCGCAGCGAAGATAGTGGTGCTGTCGTTATTCCTGATAGCCGTTGTCAGCTGGAAGCTATACACGCCCGTTGCCGGAGCCGTAAAGACTGCAGGGAGGCCTGCACCACTTCCCGCATAGAAGTCACCACCGGTATCAGTAGGGACCACAAGTGCCTGCAGCGTGCCCAGTGTGTAATCGGGAGAGGCGAGGAATAATCCTGCCTGATCTACCGCTTGATACGCCATGAAGGACGCAGGAATAACCCCAGCCGCCTGCACTAAGAAGCCAGAGCAGTAAGTCGTTAATGGAGTTGTATTTCCCAGAACTCGGCCACCTGGTCCTGAGAAAATGTTCACCTCGAAGGTAACCACATCTCCTATATTCAGATCAGCACACACCGTCGTTGAGGCAGTAATGTTGGTAGAGTTGGGACTTGAGCCACTAAAGGACACTGAGGAGCCGCGGTAGGTCTTACTTGGCGTAACGATTAATACATCGCCAAAGAGCGTAGTAGATCTGGAGGGCTGGTTATTCCAGTCAGCAGTAAACTGCAGGAAGTATTTCCCCGTCACTGGAGCGGTAAAGGTAGCTGGGCCGCCAACACCATCTCCGGGAAAGAAGTTGCCTCCCACATCAAAGTCTTCGGTAAGGACGACTGCGGATCCCAGATCATAAGTAGTTCCCAGAAATGAAGCAGTAGCCGCCTGATGCGCCAAGAAGGCACAGCTTGTTCCACCACCACCACCGCCACCAGTCGCTTCGATCGTGATGCTATTCGCGCCGTTGATAATATTCACGTTAGAGCCGGCAGTTAAGTTCCTCCAGAGCGGCGCGCCACCGGTAGAGCCGATGAGCACCTGGCCGTTATTGCCCTTATCAGAGAATAAGAGCCCGGAGTTATCACTCTGTACCACGCCCTCAGAGAAGTTATTAACGGTGACATTGCCATTAAAGAGCGCATTGCCTGTGAATTGGCTCGCACCGCCAACGTTTAAGGTTGTTCCGACAACGAGACTGCCTGCAAGAGTAACGCTCGGATCAAGGTTAACGGTGACCGTATTCCCTGCACCAGTAGTGCCAATGTTAGTGCCACCCAGAATACGCAGGACTCCAGCCGCCTCAGTTGCGGTTCCCGAATCGGTTGGGAAGTTAATGGCACCTCCACCCCCTCCGCCGACGGCAGAAAGGTCGATGGAATTGGGGCCATTCGTAATCGTGATCGATGAATCGAGGGAGGTAAGATTCGCCCACGCAGGATCTGCGCCCGTTGCGGCGATGATAACCTGGCCATCAGTTCCGTTCGTGCTCGAGAGAATGCCTGAGGCATCACTCTGGACCACGCCGCGACCGAATGAAGTAACCCGTACCCCCGCATCGAACTCAGCATTCCCTATAAAGAGACTGGTGGTTCCTACTGATAAGCTACCCGCCAAGCTGATAGATGGATCTAAGTTAATAGTAACCGTATTGCCTGCGCCCGTTGTGCCAATATTGGTGCCGCCATGGATAATAATTACTCCCGCTGCTGGCGTAGCTGTTCCCGCGTCAGTATTAAACTGCTCAGAAAAGGTCCCCGCCAAGGAAATAGTAATCGTATTGCCTGCGCCCGTTGTAGTGACATTGCCATCACCCAGGATATTTAATACGCCTCCCGCTTCATTGGCCACGCCAACGTCTGCGGGGAAGGTATTTGCACCACCACCGCCACCGCCGGGATATAGCTGAACCCAGGTTGCAATACCAGCCTCTAGGGCGACGAGCATCCAGATCTCTTCAGAGACGCTGTGACCACTCACTAACCAAAAGGTGCCGATATTAAAGTTCTGGTAGTCGTTCACGGTCGGGGAACGGTCTTTTACAAAGAGCGGGGCAGGGGTGTTTGGTTCTACCCCCACATATGCGAGTGGGTTGATCCCACTCAATCGTTTCGCTGATACCATCATATCTCCTAATCACACATGGCTAATTTGGAGAGCGTTCCCACTTTGCGCTCAAGCTCAGCCACCTTCTCAGCGAGGCCGAAGATGGTGCGCTCGTGCATATCGATGACCCGGAAGGCCATCTGTAGCTCATTGAGCATCAGCACAGGAAGCGCGTCGTATCGTACCGTAAGCGCTTGGCCCTCATTATGGACCACGAGCTCTGGCATGACCTTCTCAACTTCTTCAGCGATGAGTCCCATCTGCCTGCGCTTCTCTTTATCGGCCTTCATCGTGAAGGTAACGGGACGGAGATTATGGATCACATTGCTAATGGCGCCCATATCTTCGATGTTATCCTTAAAGCGGCGAGAGGAGACGACCGTACCCAACTGACCCGTATTATCTACGTTCACCGGAATGCCGGTCCCACCAATTGTGACGCCGAAGATTCCAGCGATGGTACAGAGGGTAGTTACCCCTTCGCGGCCAATGTGGGTCGCGTTAGATTCTCCCAGTGTGCCGTCAACGAGTGCGCCGATGAGAATGTTATTAGACTCTGCGCCGGCATATGACTGTCCAGTTGCGTACCCGATCATGGTGTTATTAGAACCAGTATCAAGGCCCGCGGCGCCTGAGCCGACCCCGATTCCCACGTTCTGACTACCAGTCGTGAGATCTTCTATCGCATTCGCACCAATGGCTATATTAGAAGTACCCGTTGTTAAGCTGTTAATAGCCCCGGAACCAAATCCTGTGTTGGCAGTTGCCGCAGGATCTATCACCGATGGATCTCCCGATCCGCCACCAAATGCGTTCGCATTGGCAGTAGAATTACCCGAATGTAGGAAAAGAACTCCATTGAGAGTAATTAATCCCTCTGTGAGCGCCGCATTGCTCTCTGGCAGCGTAAGGCTGCCTGCGAGTATATCAACATCGCCCGTAGTCGCAGAGAAGCCCGTCCCAGCAGTCATGCTTCCAGAAATGGAAACGGTGTCGTCTAGATTAACGGTGACTGTCGCGGCCGCTGCGGAGGTGTTTATATTACTTCCTCCAGCAATCGTCACTGTCGCGCCAGTAGCCGAACCCACATCCCCATCAAGCGTGACGATGCCTGCCATGCCCGCAGCAGATAAATCTATTGTGTTTGGGCCATTCGTTATGGTAACGGTGGTGTCGATCGACGTGATATTGGCCCATGCAGGAGCGCCCGCAGTAGAGCCGATCAGCACTTCACCATCGTCACCCTTACTTGCGCTCGCGTTACCGCCGCCATCTATCTGGAGAACGCCAGAAGCGCCCAGGCCAGAAAAGATAACCGCGTTGCCCGTCGCCTCGAAATCATCAACCACGATACTGTCGTTGAGATTAATGGTGAGAGTGTTACCCGCGCCTGCGGTATTTATATTAGTACCACCAAGGACATTGAGCACGTCTGCCACCGGGACAGCGATACCCGCATCAGTTGGGAAAGTTGCAGCGGCCCCCAGTGATGGATAAATCTGGACCCAGGTAGCAATATTTCCTACAAGGGATACGAGCATCCATACTTGTGAGCCCGTCACAATCCAGAGTGTCCCGATATTATTATTCTGTACGTCGGCCGGGGTCGGGGGAAAGGGTTGTACAACTAATTGGGGCGGGGCCGTTGGCTCGACACCCATATATGCTAAGGGATTTATACCCGTTAATTTCTTTCCAGTTGCCATACTTATCCTTCATTAATAACGGGCGCAGAAAATGTGTTGCTCTCTGGGTCGTAGATGTAATTGAGTTCGGGACGGTTATTCCCCAATATGGCCCGCTGGCCTTCTGGAGGAGCCCATTGAGCGACTCCGTCCCAGATAACCACGCTTACTACCACATTATTTGAATCTATAACTGCGTATCTCGCCATGGATTCTCCTAGAAATGCTCTATAACAATAATTTGACCGTCATGACCGTCTCCTCCGGCTCCTGAGGTTGTTCCCGTGATGGAACCACCGCCTCCGCCTCCGCCTCCCCCAGGGAAGCCACCCTTGCCGCCATTACCAGCGACAAGTCCTGTCTTCTGGCCGCCACCACCACCGCCACCGGAGCCGCCCGAGAGCCATCCTAGATTTCCAGCCGCACTCACAGAGACTCCGAGGCCGCCGTCTATTGTGCCGGTTTCTATGCCACCATTTCCACCAGCAAGAACGGTAGTCGTTAAGTCGAAATTACTTACCACCGCACCGGCAGCCGCTTGGCGCGCCGTCCCCGTATCCCCACCACTTCCGCCGCCTCCGCCACCACTAATTGGGCTAGCAGAAGGAGCACTCGGGGCGACATTACTTCCGGTGCCACCAGGGTTCGTTCCAAAGGTAGCCGCGTACATTATCCTGGGGCCTACTGCAGTGCCGCCCGATGCAGTTGTAGCAGTACCACCAGCGCCGCCAGAAGAGGCCTGTGCTGCCCCCATAATATTCCCAATGGAAGAGCGGACTCCGGGATTTCCAGGGTTTCCGTTAGTTCCCGCGCCGCCTTGAGTAGCGCCGCCTCCGCCACCAGCTCCTATAGTTACCGTTACTGAGGTATCGAAGTAAGAGGCAGGGGCTTGCATAAATACCGCTCCGCCGCCAGCGCCCCCACCTCCACCACCGGCAGCCGTCGAAGCGCCTTGGCGGCCACTCCCCCCGCCACCTCCGCCGTTGAATATATACACACTAATCATTTGGGCGCGCGAGTCCTTGCTAAAGGTGCTGCTGCCATTAAAAGTAGTGATTTTAGTACTGTTATTTATCGCATTATTCGTTGCCATTAGACCACCGTTAAGTTGCCGATTGAACTTCTAACTACAAAATCAGTGTTGGCTGTGATGCAGACGATCTCGAATGAGTCGTAACGATTAGTAGAGGCTAGTGAGCCACCAGCTCCGGTCGTCGTATTCACCGATCCGAAATGTATCGTCTGACCACTATTCTGCGCTACCAGCCAGCCGCCAGATCCTTTGCCCACGATGGCCATGAGATCACCCAATGCCGCAGTAGCCGGCAACGTCGCCGTTACAGTGCCTGCGTTATTGAGGATGTAGCCATGACCAACGGCCATAGCCTGCGTGGTGCCAGTCTGCTCAGACCAGGCGAGTCCACCGCTCGAAGGAACTGCCTGGAAGGTAGGCGCTACGCCTGCGCCATTACTCGTAAGCACCTGTGTCGCTGTGCCAACTGCTGTGGTCACTAAACGGGTGCCATCGTAATAGACGACGCCGTCAGTATTGGCCATCGAGGTCGCATTAGTACCGCCATTGGCGATCGCTAATGTTCCCGATAAAGTCTCCGTGCTTCCAGATCCGCCGAAGCTCAGGCCAGTCGTTCCCCCAGTAAAGGTGAATGCTGCGCCAGTGAGCGCGCCACCTGTATCTCCTGTGATAGAGATGCTACTCGCAGGTAGTGTCGCGTATGCAGGAGCGACGCCAGCGCCGCCAGAGCGTAAGAATTGGCCTACGGTTCCAGTAGCTGTGGTGACTAGTCGAGTTCCGTCATAGTAAACGGTGCCATCAGTGGTCGCGAATGAAGTTGCGTTCGTACCGCCGCTGCCGATGGCTAGCGTTCCTCCAAGGGTTTCCGTAGAGCCAGCACCAGCGAAGGTGAGCCCCGTACTTCCACCCGTAAAGGTGAACGCTGATCCAGTTAATGCGCCGCCGCTATCTCCAGTTATGGATATAGATGCCGAAGGAACTGCCTGGAAGGTAGGAGCTAAGCCCGCACCGTTGCTGGTAAGGACATGGGTAGCTGTGCCGACCGCTGTAGTTACAAGCCGAGTGCCGTCATAATAGACGACGCCATCAGTGTTAGCCATAGAAGTTGCGTTAGTACCGCCATTCGCAATAGCGAGGGTTCCACCCAATGTTTCTGTAGAGCCTGCGCCAGCGAATGTAAGGCCCGTTGTACCACCGGTAAAGGTAAATGCACCACCAGTGAGAGCGCCACCACTATCGCCGGTTATAGATATAGAGCCAGAAGGGAGTGCTTGTGAGCCAAGTTGGCCAGTGGCATCTATGGTCGCCATATTGAGGCCGCCGCCGCCAGGAGTCACGCCATAGATACCGGCAATCTGGGTGAAGTTCTGTTGTCCAGCCCCAGACCCCTGTGTTCCTATGATGATCTTATGGTTATCGCCGGAGGTGCCAGCGTTTCCGATCATGATATTACTACTGTCAGTAGTGTCTAAATTTAAGCCAGCATTGAATCCGATGGCAGTATTACTACTTCCTGTAGCAGCTGAGAGAAGGGCACGGTAACCAAGGGCTGTGTTATTGCTACCAGAAGCCCCTAGAGCGTTGAGCGCTTGGAAGCCGACAGCTGTATTCTGAGTGGCGGCAGTATTTGCAGAAAAGAGTGCTTGGAACCCGACGCCTGTATTGGCATCACCCGTGTCATTCTGCTCCAACGCGCCAGATCCAACCGCCGTATTTCTTATTGCCGTAGTTACAGAAAGAAGAGCGCCGAATCCGATGCCGGTCAGGTCAGCTCCCGTCAAGGTACCATTGCCAGCCGATGTCCCCAGAAACGTGTTATGTGATCCGAAGGCATGCATAAAGGGAGACGAGTTGATAAAGATAGCGCCATCAGCCAATCCAGCAGACGTAGAGGGGAAGGTTATTCGCCCAGCCTGTACATCAACACCACCTGTAGTAGCGATCAATCCAGAGCCAGCGGTCACCGTTCCAGAGACAGATGGGCTGCTTACTAAGTTAATGGTAACAGTTGCCACTGCAGCTGAAGTAGAAATATTGCTGCCACCAGCGATAGTAACCGTGGTTCCTGTTGCAGAGCCCACATCACCATTCAGCGTCTGTATACCGCCGACTGGTATTGCCTGCGTAGCCAGTAAGCCAGTGCTATCAATGACCACCATATCTGAGCCGACACCTGGCGTTGCCCCGAAGATGCCCGCAATATAAGTGGTATCCTGTTGACCAACGCCTGAGCCGTTAGTTCCTATGCGAATCGTGTTAGCGTCTGCTATTACGCCCTGATTCCCTATAAGAATGTTATAGCTCTCATTGGTGGTATAACTCAGGCCCGCGCCCGACCCGATCCCAATATTCTGATCCCCAGAGACCAAATTCTGCAGGGCAGAGGTGCCCATGGCAATATTGGCATTACCCGTTGTGAGAAGCTCTAGGGATTGGGCCCCGACAGTCACGTTGGTGGAACCAGTCGTGAGTGACTGCATCGTAGTGGCACCAAATGCCGTGTTAAAGAGTGCTGAAAATACATTAAGGGTTAAGTTGCCCGATCCTGTGCCCACAAATACGTTGCCAGCGGCCAGCGTGTTAATGAAGTTATTCCCATTCACCAGGAGCAATCCCTCAGTTCCCGCTGCGTTCGTGAAGGGCATCGTGATGTTGCCAGCAGTTACCTGCATATTCCCGTTATCTACGACAACCGCGCCACTGCCGTTTGGCGTGAACGTGATATTGCCATTAGCTGCGGGATCTATCGTCATCTGCAAAGGCGTGCCGCCTGGCGTAGCGTTGGGACTCAGCGATACGACAAACTTTAATTTTCCTGAATCGCCTAAATCTAATCCTATGGCAGCAGAGGACGTGCCCGTTATTTCTTCATAGACATACGGACTACCATTATCTCTAAATCCTAATTTTCCCATGGTGCTCCTTATGGCTGGTAGAAGAATTCGTAATAAGCAGTCCAGTTCCATGTCTGACCAGCGACGCCTATTACATTAATTTCCGCCATCTCTGTTCCAATGTTCACTGATCCTGAAATATCGGCGGTTGAGGTAGTGTTCGCATTAATAATTGGCGCTCCCACGACAGTAACGTCGCCACCGGCCGGTCGGAGGACGGTAAAGATAACTTCACCACCCCAGGCATCAGCAAAGTTGTCCCGGAGGCCGTTAATAGTGGCCTTGATGGTCACCATCTCACTATCAGCAACCGGAAGAGAGATAATGTTGACCGTGACCAGGCCAACCGTTTGGGCGGTATTTGCTCCGGCATTTAATTGGGAGATAGTAAGCGTGCTGGTGCCGGGGTTACCAGTAACGGTAAGCAGTCCAGTTCCTACTACGTTAATATTATTACCGGTAGGCCCTACTGGGCCCCCGGTATTACCCGTAAGTGTTTCGACAACGGTAGGAGGGACCGGGCCACCGCCAGATCTCTGTAATATTTGACTCATACCAACTCCTATGCAGATTCTGCAGCGTATATAACCTCGAGGTATACTGCGCCGGAAGAGGCAGGAGTCCCGTTATCCCTTATATACAGACGAGCGCCTTGGGCGAGATAGAATCCACCGCCCGGGCCCTTATTGCTAGTAAAGTCATAGATACGCGCCTGGCCAGAAGGGATAAAGAGATGGTCAGTGATCCCATTAAAGGAACCGAATACGTCTACGTCAGTTTCATTCTCGACCACTATTTGATGCGCTGGGTTATCTAAAGTTCCCCCCACTCCCGCATATGTGCCCGATATTCCTCCAAACGCTAGGGTCCTCAGCGGCTCCCAGGCGACTCGAATTGAGATTGCATACATAGGCACTCCTTAACTGATGTCGGGTTGATAGTAGCCAGCAAGATAGACGAGCCCTGCGCCGGCAGCGCCTCGCACATATATCACTGTGCCCTTGGCCATAGCAGCGCTTGAAGTATTGGGGACAGCATTCGCCTGAAAGTCGAGCTGTAATCGCTCTCCAGGGAATAGATGGTCATGAGCAGTTGCTCCGCCATCGTAACTAATATCTATTTCTCGATTTGATGAATTAATAATTCTCAAGATCACACAGGGGGCCTGAAGCCCCCCGTTTAATGCCACAAAAGCACCTGTGAACGTTGCAGAATTTACAGAAGTAAGCGGAACCGCTTTCATGTAATTCTTTACGGCCATATCATTCCTATTTCTAGGACTGAACACCAGCATCCGTTTTCGCAGCATCCTCGGCGTTCGCTTTCTGGACGGCGAGCGCTTTCGCGTTATCCTCCATCTGCATCACCTGCATCCGTATATCGTCGAGGGCTTTATAGACCTCTTCGTAGGGAGCAGCCCAAGGAATCCCGAAATCGTAAATACGGTTTTCAATCGCATGAACAACTTTAACTATTGCGTACAGATCCATAAGATCCTCCGGATTAAAGGGGGTAGACTAACCAAGCGGCAGTCTAACCCGCCCAGGAACCAGTGACGACTTATGTACACACTTAAGCGCCGGTGACAACGAACGTCCACACCATGGCGCCAGTGGTATTAATCCAAGCCCGGTCATTTATCCCCGCGCCCGCTGTATTGAGGTAGAGAGACCCCTGCGCTGCGGCTAAGGCACCGTTAGGATCACCCGCTCCCGCATAGATTCCCACGCCATTCACAATGAAGTTCCCTGCGGTCGCCTCAATATTACCGGCCGTGGCCACAATATTGCCGGCAGTCGCTGTAATATCTCCCGCAACTGCAGTGATATTACCCGTTGCGGCATCAATATCCCCGCCCGTAGCAGTAAGGCCATTCGCTGCGCTTACGTTGCCCGCTAGAGCATCTATATTGCCTAAGGTGGCTACGATGTCGCCATTAGAGGCCACAATGTTGCCGTTAGTCGCGGTGATATCCCCGTTTGTCGCGGTGATCGCATTCGTGGCGTTCACATCATTTCCCGCATCCACATCGCCTGCGGTTGCGACAATATTACCTGCAGTCGCTACTATATCACCAGCGGTAGCTATGATATTTCCTAAGTCAGCTGTAATATTTCCACCCGTCGCCTCAAGGGAGAAGAATACGCCAGCGCCCGTGCCCGCAGATGCCCAT